TTTGCTTTGCCTAGTCCTCCGTTTTGCTCGTTGCCTTGAATTCCTGGTGTGCCTTGCGCAGCACTTCGTCCAGGTTCTTATCCAGCCAGTCAGCGAAAGCGCCTTTCTTGACGGAGACGCTGATCCCCTGCCCTGACTTGATGGTCACGCCCTTCAGTGGTGAGCGTTCGTTTGAAACCCGGGGCGCTGCCCCGCGCTTCGCGATGTCCTTCAGCAGCGCGTCAAGGCGCTGGTCTGATGTAAGGTCTGCCATCTGGTTGAGCTGCACCAGGGCGTGCTCTGTGGTGACTTGGCCCTTTTCAAACGCCTCGGCCAGCTTGATCCACTTGGGCCGTCCGGAGCCTGGCGCGGCACCAATCATTGCCCCTACCCCGCGCGGGACGGCTTTGGTGACCCTGCGGAAATGCTGGATGGCGGTGCGGTCAACGCCAAGGACGCTGCCGACTTGCGCGGCGGTGTAATCCTGTTCGGCGATCTCTTCGGCAAATCGTGCTTTCTCATAGAAGCTCAGCCCCCGGCGGCCTGCGTTCTCCAGGCCCTTGGCCATAAGCGCGGTGTCATCGTCCATTTCCTGGATGTTGGCCTTAACTCGGATACCGAGGTCGCGGCAGGCTCGTAGCCTCCGCCGACCGAAGATGATTTCGAAGCGGCCAATGTTCGATTTGGACGGGCGCAGCAGAACTGGAACCTGCTGGCCATGTTCACGGATCAGGCTTCTCAGGTGTTCGAAGGAGTTCTCGGTTTCCTCAGGTGTGACAGCTGTCACACCCTCATCGAGGCGGTCGATTGGCCCCCAATCATCAATCAGATCGGGGTCGATTTCTTCGATCGCTCTGAGGGATTTTTGAAGGGTTCGCATAACCGGGATGTGCTGCCCGATGTCAGCCCCCTGCCCTGCCTCTATCGCAGCATAGGCGTTTAGCGTCTTGCGGGCCATTACTGCCTCCCCCAGCTGGTTTCCATCATCGCGCGGATCTCGGCACCCACGGCGTCCATGCTGGCCCGGGCGCGGTCGTATGTGCTGCGGGTGATGTCTGATCGGTCCAGCTCGTAGACTGTCTGTTTCAGCATCGTGGCGTCTGATACAGCGGTGGATTTGTAACAGGTTGCCTGCATCAGGATGTTCGGGAACAGCGCCCGCAGGAAGGCAACCAACTGCTGGGACGGCCCGTCTGTCGGTTCGTCCCTGGTAATCAGGAAGCGGAAATGATCGTAATCCAGCTTTGCATCATGCTGGTTGATCACGCCGATATAGGAGCTGACCAGGCGCATGAATTGGGCCGTCGAGGTCACATCCATCATGGAAGGCGTCATGGGCACGATAATCGAGGTGGCGGCGGCCATCCCGGTCAGCGTCAGAATATCCAGCTCTGGCGGGCTGTCGATCAGCACCACGTCAAATCGATCTTGCACTTGGGCGATCGCGTCCTGCAGGCGCAGGAAGAAATTTTTGTCTGCCCGCGCTTCCATTTTGAACTCGCTGAGGATCAGCTGGGACGGGGCGATGTGTAGCCCGGGCATGAAGGTTTCGCGGATAACCTCGGACATGGGCACCGGGTCATTAAGCGTGATCGCGTCATAGATCGTTGTTGCGCCGAATTCCTGATGCGGATCCAGCCCGCACATGCCGGTTAGGGATGCTTGCGGGTCCATATCGATCAGCAGCACCCGGAACCCATTGAGGGCCAGATAGTGCGCGATGTGGGCGGTGGTGGTGGTCTTGGCGCAGCCGCCCTTGAAGTTCATCAGCTGCCAGACCTGCAGCGCCTCCCCTTCCCTTCTCCATGGAAGATACCGGCCTGGTGTGCTGGATTTCTTTTCCAGGATCTGGCGGAAAGACCAAAGCTCTTCAGCGGAATAATATTTGCGCGTGCCACGCTGTTCGGCAGGCTCCGGCAGCGTCCCGTCGCTGTGGCACTTGCGAAGGAATTGGGGGGTGGTGTTCAAAAGGTCTGCGGCTTCAGGGACTGAGAACAGCCGCAGTGTCTTTGTCATGTCAGGTGCAAAAGCCTGCAGCAGGTGCCCCTTGACAGCGTTGGTCATCCGTTCTGAGATCTGCAGCGCCAGATCATCAAGCGCATTTGCCTCAATCGGTTTCATCAGGTCCATCCGGTGCTCTTTTTCTGCTCTGGTTCTATTTAATTTCGACACCCGAAATCAGAAGCAACGATTCTGAAACCTAAGTCAAGTCTTTTTGGGGTTGTGGTTTAGGGTGTGACAGCTGTCACACCTGTCCGGGAAAGAGGTGGGGTGTTGGGTTAGTCTGCGGGGTGAAACTCGAGAACCAATTCGTTCGGCTCTTCGGGTTTGCCATTTGTCGTCCGTGAAATCCCATCCTTGCAGGGAATGACGCGCATACGGTCGATGTCGCTATCAACTGTAAAAACGGGCAGGTCGCCGTGCTTCTCCTGTTCCAGCTGAAGCTGTGCGATAAGTGCGGAAATCTTCATATCTCTCTCCATCAAAGGGGTACGGTTGGGGGCAGGGTTAGTCGTAGTAGCTGAGTTCGCACTCAAGGCGTTGCAGTTCCTTGGCGCGGCACCCTGCGCAAACAGAGTAGACCGGCCCGCTACTTCCTTCCTCAAAGTCGCGATGGTCGCGGATGTCCTCCGCAATCGTCTTGCACCATTCGCAGTATCCGTTGCGCTTGGTTCTGATTGCGGCCCTGATGTTGGCCTTGCATTCCTCGCAGCAGTCGATCAGCTCAGATCCGAAGCTGTCAGTTTCGCCTTGAATGCGAGCAACTGCGGGACGTTTGGGGTGTGCATCGCACATAGTTCCGGGCGGTAGGCAGTGTGCCGCGCCGGGTAGGGTTCTGGTGGGGCCAGTGACATCTGCCATGGTGGTCTCCATCAAAGGGGTACGGTTTTGGGCGTGTAGGGCTAGAGTTTGTCGATCAGGGCCTTTGGGGCATCTGACGCGAAATAGATCTTCTTGCGCGCGTCGTACTTCATCGCCTCGGGGTTCGCTTCGTGGAAGGCTTTGAAGTCCAGCGCGGCCTGGGCATTCGAGATCCCGAACTTTCGGGACATGTGGAAGCGGTTGATGAAGCCATAGATGCGGAGCATTTCTCCGATCCATTCTTGGCGCTTCTCTGCAAACCAGTTCATTCCGGCCTCCGGTGCGTTTCGGGGTTGGGGTTAGTTGGAATTATCGTCAACGACGCCGGTCACAATCGATTGCAGCGCGTCATTTAAACTGAAAGCTGCCGTCGTTTCGCCAATTCTGACCTGCCAATCTAGGCCGGTCACCGAACGGATCACCGTAAAGTCCTCACCGCCGTATTCACCAGACGCCACTTGTTCATGCAGCATCATGGGAGCCTTGGCCGCTGGCATGGTCTTCACTTCGATAGGGTAGTTAACTGCTTCACTCATGGTGCCTCCTGGCGTTTTTCGATTGGGGTTAGGCGGATTGCGAGGGCAAGCGAAAGGCGGTGCGCCCGATACTCGATGTCGCCTCGATGTCGCCGCGTTTTGCCATAGCCATCGCTGTAGCTTCGTAGGCAGGCCAAGGAAGATGTCGCCATCGACCATCGGCCAAGACACACCTGACGGCTATTTCACCGTATTCTTGTTCGGGGTCGTGCAGGTCGGGCATGCTGGCCTCCTTCGGGGATTGTTGGAACTCAGGCGGCCTTGGCCATCTGGTCGATGTTGCAGAAATACGGGGTGAAGGTGATAGCCATCACCCAGGGGTTTGACGCCCAGCTTATGTCTGCGCCCCCCGGCTTGCGTGGAGTGCCGTTGATGCTATCCCAGAGTTCACTGAACTTCCTGACCAAGGTTTTGTTGTCGGCTTCCACACCTCGGTCAAATTCTGGATACACTCCAGTGATCCAGTGGTTTAGCTGGCATCCCTCGTTAGCCGAGTCCGGTCCGTCTATGTCCTGGAGGCGCTGAACCCGCACCTCGGTCACGTCCAGTGTGATGCGGCTGGCCCATCGGGGCATGTGCATTGCTTGTCGATGCTTGCCCGGTTTGATCATCATGCAGCCGAGTTCGCGAACCATGCTGTCGGCCAGATAGAATACTGGTTCCCCCTTGCTCATGTTTCTGGGCGCAATTCCGTCCATCTGTGAGCAGGCTTTCCAATGCTCTCTTACGAAAAGTCTGTCACCAGACTGCACCGGCAGAAGCTTCATTAGGTCATCGTGCCGGAAGTCTTCCCACACGTGATCCTTGCGACGAAACGTCCAATCATAACCTCGCGTGTCACTTACGCCGAATTGAAAGAAGCCGGGTTTGCCTTTGATCTTAAGGAGGCGGCGGGTCTGGGTCTTTCCGGCCCCAGGGGTGCGGATCTCGCGAAGAATGGCATTCACCATCGGGGCGCTGAAAAGGATAGGGCGGTCGGCCATGGTTCTCTCCATCAAAGGGGTGCGGTTGGGGCGGGTTTGCGTCAGCACCAAATAGGCAAATCTCTTGGTGCGAAATTTTGACTTTCGGATTCATAGTCATGGCGAAGCTTTGCTTCGACCTTTTCGAAGTTTCCCACACAGATGACATACCCGCCGACGCGGCCCACTCCGTCTTTCACCTCCATTGGGGTAACGCCATGCAAAGGTAGTAAAGCGCGGGTGGCCCAATAGATTGTGGCCTTGTGGCGCTGCTTCATGTTGCGATTATCAGTCATAAGGTCTCCAGTAGGGGTGCGGTTCTAGGGGGGGGCAGGTGCGGTGCGCTAGGCTTCGGGGTCTGTCTTCTCGACCGGGTAGTCATTTTCGATCAGGCTGCGGTGAATGGCGGTGAAGGGCCAATTTCTGCCCTGAGCCACGGCGCGCTTGCGGAGTTGTTCGGCTTGGTTGCGGTTCCCTAGCCACGCATAGTCAATGGATCGCGTTAGGGTTTCCCCGCCCATGTGCAGCAACTCCCCGGTTGCGGCGTTACGCAGTCGAACTTTGTCCTTGGCGTGGAGATTTTCGAAGGCTCTGTTACGGCTCTCGCTGTATGAGGTGATCATAATCGGCCCCCTCAGATCAAAGTGCAGCGTCGATGGCGGTGATAATGATCCCGGTCAGCCCAACCAAGAAAAGTAGGGGGCCAAGGATCGTGCGCTCATACTCGCAGGCGCGAATTTCAGCGGCGATTTTGAAAGCGCCAATGAATGTAAGAAGGGCGAACAGTGCAAATTCCATAGGGATCTCCGGCAGTCGCTACGTGGTTAAATCGGTGGGGTAGGGTGAGGCGCGGCGGTGGGTCCGTGAGTGGTCGTGCCGCGCCTCGATCGCAGCGCTGTGGCTGCGGTGCAGGGGTCATTCAGCCGCAATTGCGACTGGCAAGTTCCTGCAAACGCTGTTGGCGATGTTGGTGAGAGACTGCCGCCCGGTGTCGGTTGTCTGCCGATACGCGCGGATCAGATTGATCTCATCGGCGGTGAACTCATGCGACCCGTCGGGGCTATCCGAAGGAAAAAAGCTGAGGATTGAGGCGTCTAATGCTTTTGCGATCTCATACAGGCGGGAAGCGCTGACCCGGTTCGCAGCAGTTTCATATTTCTGGATCTGCTGAAACTTGACGCCTACAGCTTCGCCAAGTTGCACTTGGGGCATTTCAGCCAGCCAGCGCAGTCTCCGAATTTGCTTTCCTACATGAATATCAACGGGATGTGCCATTCAATCGCTCCAATTTTCTGGGGCGCTCAAAGCCTAACCTATGAGAGTATAGGAGGTTGCGCCTAACCTAATAGGAGCATTATCATATTTAAGTATGATGGCAAGTCACAAATCATAATTAATTACGCATATCGCGCCATCGGCCTGTATCCGCGTTGGACCTATCTGCGAGACCGAGAAACCTAAGTTATTAAGAATACGAATAAAAACGGGACGCATGAGGCCCAGCATTCTATTGCCCCCGTTTGCGCGAATATGTTCACTGGCCGATTGAACAAGCCCCGACAGCACAAGGTTCCGCTGCTCTTTCGGAATGCTACTACAGATCGCGAGGCGAGATGCTTCCCATGAGCCGGGATCTGTAATCTCAGCTTCTAGCAGGTCAGTGGGCATACCAGGGAGGCGACCGCGATGGGCGTCCAAAATCATATAGGTTGATCCGAAGAGGTGATGTGAGCAAGGCAGCAGTCTAATAGTGCCAATCGCGCATCCGTCTTTGGTCGCAACGATGTGATGCGCAAAAAGTGTGTCGTATTGATCTGATTCAAGGTCTCCCATTGTCACCAGAGGCCACTTGAATTGATCAACCAGAACGCGCTTCCGCAGGGCGAGGCTTTGATGATAGAGGTCAACATCAAAATCAGCCCTCCCGATGCAGGTGGTTTGATAGTCGATATCCAAGGGAACGTTCATGGTAGAGCTTTCTAATGCGGGCGAATATCATACATATGTATGATTATCAGCAATCGCATATCAACCCTGCCCATTTGTCAGCGCTGTAGATCTGGGCCGCCACCGAAAAGCTGGTGACGCCTAGCGCATTGCAGATTGCCCGCTTGCGCTGAGCTATCGCAGATGGACTGACGCCCAGTTCAAACGAGATCTCCGCGTCTTTCCATCCCATTTCGACAAGTTCTAACAGGTCTACCTGTTTGTCGGATAGGGAATGCAAGCGATCCATCAGCACTCTACGATGCAGGCTTTTGCATGCCTGTACTGCTTCAGAAAGATTCCGGTTTGAGAGCTCGGGGTTTACGCCACCAAGTACCATTGTGCTTCCTCCAATATAGTCTGTGATCATTATGTTGCTGTCCGCACCGTATTCTGCAGCGGCTTCGAAAAGTGGGGATTGCATCTCATCGGGTGTCAGCGCCGCCGCTGCTGTGCGCCTCCGGTTGTGAGCCGCAAAGCGAAACACTGGATCAATTCGATCAAAGCCGTGGGCAAAGTAGGTATCGACCCATTCGGGGGCGTAGGTGCTGGTCACACATTCTTTGGTTGCGCCCTGGGTAGAAATTGTGTGGCCATAGTTGGAAAACAGGTTGGATAATCTCGCCATGATTGTATATTCTCCGAATGGTTACATAATCATAATTAGTTATGAAAATACAATCAGAAAGTCAACGATAGTGCAGCACCCTAGTCAGACGGTTGAGGAACTCACGGAGACCATAGGCAAACTAAGCAATGCCGAAGCGTTAGCCGCCTTGGAGATAGTTTTTGAAATGCGAGAGCATTACACCGAAGGCGATCTAGCTGCGCAGGCTGCGGTCAAGCATACGCCAGAGCGCGGACAGTAGTCCGCCTGTTCAGCTTCGGATTAAGCCAATAGCTGCAGGAGCCCTGCAGCTATTATTCCGTGGAAAACCGGTTCTGTAGCTCTCGGTTTAGGATAATCGCGTCTTCCGGGGACAGGTTGTCGATGATCCGACGCAGGGCAATCTTCGGATCAGACAAGGGGTTGTCCGTGTCCAAATCTGCCTCATCAGCAAGATTGAAATACTCCAAAATCAGCGCAAGCGTGCGTTGATTGACGCCGCGAGGGGTCTTCGAGTTCAAGAATTTCGTAAGTGTGTTCGGAGACATGTCCATTGCAAGCGCTACCTGAGTAGGATTCACGTCGTGCGCTGCGCATAGAATCTTGATGTTACGCCTACGGCGCTCCCAATCTATCATTTGTCGGCTCCTTCTCGTTTTTCATAACAAATTATGACCAAGGCGGAACCTGCAAAAAAGTATAGACCTCCCCATTAATGGCGATTGATATCATACTTTTGTATGATATTCATACGGAAAGCCAAAGGAGGGCGCTCATGGACTATTCTAAAGAGCTGCTGCTCCCCACGAGGGAGCAATATGTCACTTGGGCGCAGCGGTGTTTTGCAGCATTGAACGCGCGTCCGTCTAACTTCCTGTTGGATGAGCGCCAAAGCTCTAAGAACCGCACAGCGGTGCTTCTGAATTCGAAATCTCGCCTTAACATGATCTTGGCAAGGCAGCTTCAGGTAGAGGTACTCGATGCTGCAAAGCGGCAGGGCGTACCGCTCCCTTCTCTTTGGGCGTCCGCAGTTTCTGACCGTTCCGCCGAAGAATGACCCTCTCCGACATCTCGAACACCGCAGGCGATGAGGCCAGTCATCCTCTTCCCGTCGCTGACCGGGGGCAGGCGCGCCTGCAGGTGGCCCCCATTCACTCCCTCGTTGACCTTGGGCGCGCTGATCCCCCGGCGCGCCCCTTTTTGCTGGGGTAGGACAGATGAACAGCAGAATTGAGCGGATCGCCTATCAGATTTACTGGTTGATCCATACCACGGGTGGCGATTGCACCCTGTCCGATCTGGCCAGCTTTACCGGGGCCAGTCAGGCGACCTGCCGCAGCATCGCCGCTTGGCGAGGTTGGGCTACCCTGTACCGCAAGACGGCCCGTAGCCATTCCGCAAGTCGCCGCCGCCCTGGGGATCTCCTGACGCCGGTTGATGATCAGGTTGAAGCGCTTATTCGGTTGGTGCGCTCATGACCTCGGCGTGGGTTGCAAAGGAAGTGATCGGCGACTGCACCCTGTATCAGGGCGATATGCGCGCGGTTCTCCCCGAGTTGGAAGAGAAAGCCGATTTATGCGTGACCGATCCGCCCTATCGGCTGACGTCGGGTGGTCGCGGCAAAACCATGGGCGGCAAGTTTCACCCGGATCAATACGACAACAAGGGTGACCTGATGCAGGTGCTGCCCTGGGCAAAGATGCCGGCGCCGATTTTCGCGGCGCTGAAAGAGGATGCCGATGCCTATGTGATGACCAATTCGAAGCACGTCGCGCGGTCTCAGATCGCCTTTGAGGCGGGCGGGTTCAAGCACCATGAGATTTTGACTTGGGACAAGGGGGCCGTCACCCGCCAGCCGTTCTATCTGCGCTGTCAGGAATTCACGCATTATTTTTGGAAGGGCAGGGCGCGGCATATCGCCGATGGCGGTGCCAAGACACGTTTTGCCTGCGCGGCCCCGAAAAACCACTGGCATCCGACCGCTAAGCCGACCTCGCTCATGGCGCTGTATGTGCTGCAATCCAGCGATCCGGGCGATCTGGTTCTTGATCCTTTTGCGGGCAGTGCTGCCACGCTGATCGCCGCCCTGGCATTTGGCCGGCGCGCGATCGGGGTGGAGCTGGAACCGCGGTTCTTTGACCTCGCCTGCGAGGCCGTCCATGCGGCCTATGCGGATGGGTTCGCCCAGGTGCGCGCCGCGTGGGATCGGGACCGGCTGGCCAATAACATCCGGGGGCTGGCCCATGCCGCATGATCCCACGGTTGAATTCTGCCTGCATGCCTATGTCGTCGCCAATCGGGCGCGCTGCGGGCAGGCCATGCAGGGCGATATGTGGCGGCTGGCAACGCTGGCGTTGGAGCTGGACGCCGGTGACCTCATCAGCCGGATCCTGAAGGCTGCAACCATCACGTTCCTCAAGACCGTGCGCGTCAATCGCACAAAGGCGGGCGAGGATCTCGCCGAAGCGGTCCAGACCTATGCGGATCAGCTGGGCGGTGAGCTGCCGACATACGACTGGCAAAACAGGGCGGATCTGCAATGAGCAAAAATCCCATGATTGCGCAGCGGGCCTTGGTCCACGTCTGCACCCGGTTGTCGATGTCTGTGGTGCACAATCGCGATGATGATCTGATGTTGCAGCGGCTGGGTGAGATTCTGGCCGATTGCTACGCCTGTTCTGCGCAGGTGCTGCCCCTGCGCAACGCTGCCGAACGCCTGGTGCTGGCCAAGAGTGCGCGTTCCCGGTCCCTCGCTGATCTGGCGTTGTCGATCGAGGTCAAAAAATATCACGGGCTTGCAGCAAATACGCTGATCGATGAGTGGCTGAAGGGCAGGGGGCGCGCATGAGTTTTCCCGATGATCCCCGTATTGCAGAGGCCAAGCTGATCCCCGTGCAGGAGGTTCTGAACAAGCTGGGTATCTATGGCTTGACGGAACGGTCGGGGGAGTTCTTTGGCCCGTGTCCTCTGTGTGGATCAGAGGGGCACGACCCCAAGAGTGGGCCGTGCGATCGGTTCAATGTGAACAAGCACAGCAAGAAATTTCTATGTCGGCAGTGCGGGATCAAGGGCGGTGATCAAATCGCCCTGGTGCGCGAAGTGACGAATGCCAGCTTTGCCGATGCGCTATCGATGCTCTGCGGTGATCTGAACGTGGATCTTGATCCGGCTGAGGCTGAGCGTCGCCGCGCAATTGCGGAGCGAAAGGCCAGAGAGGACCAGGCGCGCACCAATCGCTGGCGGCAAACCCGCATCGATGACGCGCGCCGGTTCTATGATCGCGGGATTGACGGGTGGCGGGGTGTTGTGGGGGCGTACTTGCGCGCGCGCGGTCTCCCCCTCGAAGATATACCAACCCCGCTGAAATTCCTGCTGGACCACCCATACGTTAAGAAAATCGGTGGGGAAAACATCGTCCTGCACCGTGGCCCCTGCATGATTGCGCCTATTGTCGACTGGCAGACCGGTCAGGTGATGGCAATTCATCAGACGTGGGTTGATATCAATCCGCCACATGGCAAGGCCCGGATTGTTCATCAGGGCGAGGACTACCCGTGCAAATTGGTCTGCGGGTCCAAACAGGGCAATTTCATCCCCCTGATCACGCCTGAGGGTGCCGATACCATGGTGGTGGGCGAGGGGAATGAGACGACCCTAAGCGCCTATCTGGCGCGGCCTGATGACCTCAGGAATGCCGCCTTCTGGTGCGGTGTCGACCTCGGCAACATGGCTGGAAAGATGCTGAAGGTAGAGGATCAGCGGTGGTCAGGTGAGCCGGATTTGAACCCCGAATTTGATGCGTTCCTGCCGCCACCATGGGTGAAGCGGCTGATCTACATCGAGGACGGCGACAGCAACCCCACAAGAACGCGGGCGATGATGCTCTGCGGGTTGAAACGTGCCCAGGCTTTGAGGCCTGGGCTTCGTGCTGAGCTGGTGCCGGGTGTTCCGGGGTTCGACATGAACGACGTGCTGAACGGCAAACATAAAAAGAAGACAGAAGGGCAGAACGATGAGTGACGGGATCGAAGAGGTTCAAGGCGTGATAAGCCGCCGGGAAGTCATCACATCAGGTGATGAAAATAGCGAAAAAATCGGGATTGGCTCCGCTCACTCGGGGGAAGGCTCCGCCGACCCTTTCGATGATGTTGACGCGGCGGATGGAGATTTCGGCGGTGGGGATGGGGAGGTTCTGGGCGATGATATCTTGCCGCCGGGGTTTCCAGTCCAGCCCTTGGGTGTTGCGGGGGGCAAGTTCTACTTTCTGACTGCGCGGGGTGAGTTGACGGAAATGTCAGCCGGGGCGCTCAGTCATCGATCAAGCCTCGTTGCGCTCATGGTTGGTGTCAAAGATCCCATGCGCCACCTTGCCGAGATCGCAGAGCCGGGAAAGCGTGACACGGATTTCAGTGCCGCAAAGGCGGGCGACAAGCTGATGCAGGCATGTGGCCTGCTGCCTCTCTTTGATCGCTACATGCCCATCCGTCACACCGGCACTTGGCGCGGTGCCACCAGATACCCTGTTGTGCATCTTGGTGAGAAACTGAACGTCAGCCCTGATGAGGATCGCCGGGGGCGGATGGTCTCGGGTGCCCTCTATCCTGCGGTGCCTGCCATCAAGGGGCCTGCCAAGGCTGAGATCTCGGTCAATGAGGTTCAGCATCTGTCACGGCGGATCACCAATTTCTGGAATTGGCAGTGCGACAATGCCGGTGATTTGATCATTGCGTGGATCGGACAGGCGGTCCTGGGGCAGTATCCAGACTGGCGCACCCATCTGTGGATCAACGGCAAAAACGGCAGCGGTAAATCCACCCTGTTGCGGATCATCTCCTTTCTTCTGGGCGGTATGTCTGTTGGCGTCAAGAATAGCGCCTCGGCGGCGAGCATTCGCCAGACCACCAACCGCATGGCGGCTGTCAGGATCTTTGATGAGGCTGAAAAGTCTGAAAATGGCGGGGGCGTTGAGGATGTCATTGCGATGTTCCGCCTGATGTCAGGCGCTGAGGGCGCCCAGATGGAAAAGGGCACCTCTGACCATTCAGGGATCCGCTTTGGTCTATATGGGGCCGGTCTGCTGGGGTCGATCATCCCCGGCGGCATGGCCCCTCAGGACCGGTCACGCTTTGTAATGCTGACCCTTGGTGACCGGCTGGCCTCGGCAAACCCGACCGACGCCGCAATGTTTCTTGACGAACTGGAGCAAGACGCAAAGGCGCTTGGACCGGCGGTCTGGCGGCGCATGTTGCGCCTCGCCCCTAAGCGCTGGGATACAGCGTTTCGCGCATACAACGCTCTGGTGCAGAGCATGGGCGGGCGATCGCGGGATGGCGACACAATCGGCACTCTGTTGGCCGGTTGGGATCTGATGCTGTTCGATGAGCCGCTGATTGATCCTGTCACCGATCAAGCCCGGCCGGAGCGGATCGAGCGCGCCAAAACCCTCATTCAGCCGCTCATTGAAGAGACGCAGGAAGCGGATGAACTTGGCGAGGGTGAGCGCCTGTTGAACGCCATCTACGGCGGCGTACTGCATAAGGAACACGGGGGTGTGAAGACAGTGGCAGAAGAGATCATGTTGCTCAACTCTGCATCACATAGTCCCAGTACGAGCGATGGTTTTCTCTTGGCGCGCTTGGGTTTGCGCCTGTTTGGCGAGGGTGTTGGTCAAAAGACGTTGTTTGTGGCCAATGCCGAGAACTCTGCGCTGAACAAGGCGCTGGCGGGCACCAGGTGGCGTGGTGGCGGTCACAAGGCTGCGCTGCAGACCATCGCGGATGTACAGCCGTACCCCGGCACTATGCGTGTCGCAGGTGTCACGCAGCGCGGCCTTGTCGTCCCCGCGCGTCTTCTCCCCGGATACGGGAGCAATCCCGAAAATGGCACTGACGGTGGCGAATGATGGGGTGGTCTCTATTGTTGGCGACACGGAATAGAGCGCCCTGTTACGTGATTGTTACACTTAAAGTAACGGGGGTAATCTATTGAATTTGCTTATTTATCAACCGTCACTCAATCAGTTGAAACGCTGTAACGCTAAAGCAAGAGCTTTTAGCGAGCGCATGCACGTGAACAGGAAAATTAGAAGAAACGTTATGCCGTTACATATAACTCTATTTCATAAAAAAGATAAATTAATAGAAGGGGTTAGCAATCGATTTGCTGGCGTAACGGTGGCGAAACACGGCGTAACAGGCTGTTACGCTACTGAGGCTTGGAGGGCTGGGGCGTGAATGAGCAGAATTCAGGCGGGTTCGGCAAATCGACCGTGCGGGCGGTTGGTGCAAAACAAGACATCGATGTCTGGGGTTTGATCTGTTGGGCGTTCCAGCGGGAATGCGTTTCTCTTGATCGGCAAGAGGAAGCGACGGGCGTTGAGAGCCGGATCAACGTGGACCCGATTTATCAGATGGTAGAGATCGCGCGGTTAGGATGCCGTGTGCAGGGTGGTGGCCGGTCATCGGCGCACCATGACGCTGAGATTGTCGCGGGCACGCTCACTGTGTTGCCCGACTATTGCGGCGGCTGGTCGATGGCGAACACAATTGCGGAGCTGGCTCGTGCGGGGCGGGTGCCAGAGTGGGACATCACACCCGGTGTCTACCCAGTTGACACTTTCACCAACCGATGGGGCACATACGCTAGAACTGAAGATGCAAAAGATCTTGGTGCAGAGGGATGGCCTCACCAGCCCGAAACGAACCGAAAGGGGAGGCCGGTCTATCGTCAGGTGCCTTACTGTCCGGTGGTGATTCGGCCTACTGCTGGTCAAATCGGGCGCGCGCGCCGCCTCTATCTCAACTGGTATGGTGCGCTATTGGAGATCAGAATGGCCTTGCAAACAACGCATCTGACGGCCTTTACGGTCACCGATCGTATGCCGCCGCGCGCACCATGGAGAGAAAGCAGCTTGACGAAATCCTAGCCCCATTGACATATTGCCGTCACCACACGTGCGCCCGAAGCGGAAACCCCGCCTCGGGCGTTTCTTGTTCTGGAGGTGTCAATGTCCGGGCTTGATATGAGTTTGCACATGGACACCAGCGATTTCATCAAGGGTGCTGACGAGGTCCAGCGCAAGCAATTGCCGATGGCAACGGCGTGGGCCTTGAATGACACGGCACAGGACGTGTTGGAGCATATCCAGCACCGGATGGAAGTCGTCTTTGATGAGCCGACGCGGTTCACAAAGAACGCGTTCCATGTGTGGCGCGCCAAGAAATCCAACCTGGTCGCCACGGTGCAAGAGCGGCCATCGGTGGGCAGCAAGCACTATCTGAAGGTACAGGAGCGCGGCGGGCGCAGGCCAAAAACTGGTCTGGAGCGGATGCTTTCATCCTCGCTGGCCTATGACGGGATCTTGGCCGCAATCGCCCCGGCGGCTGGTGCTAAGCGCAACCGCTTCGGCAACTGGGCACCGGGCCAGCGCAATCAAGCGATCTCGGCCATCAAGGGGTGGAGCGAAACCGGGTACAAGGCCAACGGCACCAAAGACAGCGCGGCCCGCAACCGATCGCGCGCCGCTTATTTCGTGCCGCAAAAGAGTTCGAAACTGACGCCCGGTATTTACAAGCGCACGGGTAGGGGGAAGCGGGAAAAGGTTGTGAAGATCGCCAACTTTCTGGACAGCCTGCCAAGCTATTCGGAGCGGCTTGGCTTCCATGATGGTGCTGAGCAGGTGTTTGAGAGCCGGTTCCCGATGTATTTCAGGCGCGCATTCAAAAAAGCGATGGCCACCCGTCGATAGGCCCTTGGGTCCTTCCTGGGGATTGGCTGCACGCGGGTAATTCGCACCCCGATCCATTCAAGTGTTTGTTGTTTTTCAATGCTTTGGGTTGTGGTTCTTGTTGATGTTTGAGCGGAGGAAGTTGGCATGATGATCCGGCCTAACATGGCTCTGAGCTATTCAGATGCCCGACGCATCCACGCGCGCAAAGGCATTTGGATGGTCGAGTATCTGCGGGCACGGCGATCCCGCGACCGATTGATCTCTTTCTTCCGGCGGCAGCATTTCAAATCCAGACCGGAGAGAAAGATAGACCGATGACGGAATTGATCACGTTGGACAGCGGGGAGGTGATTGATCTTTCACGCTACCCGTTGCCAGACGGGATTGACGATGAGGTTTACAACATCCAGCTGATGGCCAAGGCCATGAACACCAGCACGGTAACGGTCAACAAGTGGATCGAAGCCGGGATGCCGGTCGAGAACCACGGCGGAAATGGCCGATCGTATGAGCTGCGGTTTTCGCATTGCTACGCCTGGCGGAAATGGCGGGAAGGCAAAGACGATGCCGCTGCGAAGGCCAAGGCAAACAGCGCAGCCCAGAAGGCTTTGCTCTTTGTTGGTGAAGAAGAAGACGGATCAGCCGAAAGCACCCTGTCCGCGAAAGAGGTTCGGGAGTGGTCTGAAGCCGTCCTCATTCGTGACAAAGCTGCGCTTCAGCGCGGAGATCTTCTCAAGCGCAGTGATGTTCAGCAGGTGATGGAAAACCTCCTCGGCACGGTGCGGCGGACGATCACCAACATGCCGGATTGGTTGGAACAGGAGTTCAGTCTGAGCCCCCGCCAAGCTGACAAGGCACAGACCTATGCCGATGGCCTGCTCGATGAGCTGCGTCTGCAACTGGAACGGCAGGGCTATCAGACCGCCGATGTCATTGACTTTGGAGACCGCGACACCCTCGCGGATTAAACCATGCTGGAAAATCGAGATCATGCGCTGGGACAGATCATGGATCTGCCCCCACTGCCGCCGCATACCAAAGCGGGTGAAGTGCTGGCAGATTGCCTGCCGATCCTGGACGCTCCCAGCCGCATCACGCCGATCGAGTGTGCCCAGCAGAATGTTCGGGTAGAGGCGCGCGGGGTCTGGCAGAACTACGACCCTGATGTTACGCCCTACATGGTCGAGCCTGCCAACACGATCCAATCACGCCTCTACAAGGGCGGCGCGTTTGTCGGGCCATCGCAATCCGGCAAGACCATGGCGTTGATCACTACGGCGCTGCATCCGGTGATCTGCGATCCGTCGCCCACATTGGTGATGCATATGGATAAGCCCAGCCGGGATCGGTGGGTTGAAGAATCCTTGAACCCGGTCATCCACAACAGCCCGGAGGTCTATAAGCGGCTCGGCAAAGGGCGGGATGATGACACCTTCAGCCGCAAGCGTTTCCTGGGCATGCGGTTGATGCTGGGATATCCGACACCGCAGTGGCTGTCCTCGGCAAAGTACAAGTTGGTTGCTCTCACCGACTATGACCACTTCCCGCCAGAGCTGGGCGTCAGAAAGGACGCGCCGGAGGGTTCGTCTTTCGACATGGCGAAACAGCGGGTGAAAACGTTTCTCAGTCGGGGATTTGTCTTCGCGGAAAGCACCCCGGCGTGGCCCGTAACAGATGAGGAGTGGGAGGCTACTGAGCAGCACCCACATGAGCTGCCGCCGGTCAAACATGGGATTGTGTTGCTCTACAATGAGGGCACGCGCGGTCGCTGGTATTGGGAATGCCGTGACTGCCAAGAGCTGTACGAACCTACCGTAGAGCGGTTGGAATATGACAAAACTCTACCGCCGATAGCAGCAGGCGAGACAGCTGTGATGGTTTGCCCGCATTGTGGTGGGTACGTCGGACCTCAGCACAAGACCGAATTAAACCGCGCCGCCTTGGCCGGTCGCGGCGGTTGGCTCCATGAGACCGAAGACGGTAGCGGCCTGGTGCCGTTGAATGACAGCCGCATTCGTGGATCCGAGATTGCATCCTGGGCATTGAACGGGGCAGCGGCGACCTTTGCCAAGTGGTCGGAGCTGATTTCACGGCGTCTGGTTGCAGAGAATGCCCTCGCGAGGCTCGGCGATGAGGTTGCCCTTGCCCGCTACTATTACACCGACGTGGGCGTCCCCTATCACAGGAAGGTCGACAAGAAAGAAGGCGAGCTGACTGTCCAGTTCCTGAAGGACAACCTGCGCGAGGCGGAGCGTGGCGTGGCCCCATCGTGGACCCGCTTTATCGTCATCACTGTTGACGTTCAGGGATCTTACTTCCCGGTGCAGATCACTGCATTTGGAGAAGAGGGAAAGGCTCAGGTTGTCGATCGGTTTGATCTGACACAACCGCCCGTAGATGCCCCCAACCGTGGCAGCGGCGATGAGATCCGCCGGTTGGAGCCTGCGCGATACTCCGAGGACTGGAAGGTCCTGGATGGGTTGGCGCAAAAGGTGGTGCCGATCGAGGGCGAGGATTACGGCCTGAAGCCAGTTCACTGCATCGTGGATTTCCACGGTGAACCCGGCGTCAGTGACAACGCAGAGAAATTCCTGAAGCGCCGCCGCAAGGAGGACGAAGGGCATATCTGGCGCGTGTCGCGAGGTGAGGGCAAATTCAAGGTTCCATTCCGCATCAAGTATGCAGAGCCGGAACGGGGCAGCGGCGGTAAGGCCGCGCGCTCTATTCGTATCCTGACAATGGCCACAGACCGTCTCAAAGATACCTTGGCTGTCTCGCTGAAGCGCGCAACCGGGGGAGCGGGGCCGTTCCTTTTGCCAAGCTGGATGCGGGAAAACACCGCACTCTTACAAGAGTTTGTTGCGGAACAGCGCACCTCGGACGGTTGGGAAAAGAAGCCCGGCCAAGTCCGAAACGAGGCGATCGACCTTTCCGTCCAGGCGCGCGCCGGTGCGGAACACAAGGGCCTGTTGCGTATCGACTGGGCAGCACCGCCGGAGTGGGCTCTAGGCGGTATTCAAAACGAATTCGCGGTCGCGCTGTCAGTCGATGAGGGCGAGGCCGCAGAGCCTGCGCGCGAGAAGGAACCACCCGCGCAGCAATTCGTCAGTTTTCTAAGGAGATGATGGGAATGTACTCGCAAGATCAATTGCAGAAACTGAAGGATTCCTATGCTAAGGGCGTCCTTTCCGTGGAGCTGGCGGGCGAAAAAGTCACCTTCACCAGCGGCGCGGAAATGCGCCGGCGCATCCGCGATATTGAGGGCACGATCTCAGGTGGCGGAAACGAGATGACCGTCTCCTACGCGACAGCGGGGCGGGGTTACTGATGCGCTGGCTTGATAAAGCGGTGCTGGCAATCAGCCCGGAGCGCGGGTTGGCACGTGTCAAGGCGCGGAGTGCTGCGCACACCCTGATGAACTATGACGCGGCATCAAAGGGGCGGCGCACATATGGGTGGAAATCACCGGGGACATCTGCCGACAGTGCAGCGCTTGGCAGCCGCTCCCGCCTGCGCAACCTGAGCCGGGATTTTATGCGAAACCGCGCCCTGGCAGTGCGTGGCCGGGATGTGACGTCCGGCAATGTCGTCGGCACCGGCATCCGCCCTTCGGTTCGCATGGAACAGGGGCAAGAAGACCGCGCGAGTGAGGCCATGGAAGTGATCCAAGATCACCTTCTAACGTCTGCAATCGACACTTATGGCGTCAGCGACATCCTCGGCCTTCAGACGCTGGTGATGAATACGGTTTTCACCGATGGCGAAATCCTTGTGCGCCGCCGCATGCGCAACACGCAGTTTGACCCAAATCTGACATTGCCGTTTCAGGTTCAGCTCATGGAGGTGGATCACCTTGATGAAAGCATAACCAGCAACGGCAATAACGATGTGATCGAAGGGATCGAGTACGGGCCTACCGGGAAGGCGGTCGCCTACCACCTTTTTGACCAGCATCCGGGTGAAGTCGGGTGGCGTCGTCGTCGCAAGATGACCAGCACGCGCGTGCCTGCGGAGCAGATCTTGCACATCCGCCGGATTGAGCGCCCAGGCCAGATGCGCGGCATTCCGTGGCTTGCGCCGGTCATGACCACCCTCGGTGAGATCAGCGATTATCAGGATTCGCAGATCCTCAAGCAAAAGATCGGATCTCTGCTGGCGTTTTTCGTCAAGTCTGGTGCTGACGGAAAAACATACGCCGGTGCGCAGCTCAGCAAGTTGGAACCGGGGGCGATTGTAGGGCTGGCTGAAGGGCAGGAAGTCACGCCCTCAGAACCACCAAAGGTCGATGGCTACCAGGAGTTCATGAACCAGGCGATCCGAACAATCGCGATGGGGTTGGGCCTCAGCTATGAGAGCTTCGGGGATCTGCGCGGGGTCAACTTCAGCTCCGGCAAGATGGGGCGCATTGAAATGGACCGCTTTGTCGAGATCTGGCAGCGCGCGATCATCATCACGCAATTCTGCATGGTGGTCTCGCGTTGGACGCGGGACAGCTGGCGTCTGGTCGAAGCCTCCAAGGGCCTCGCGCCGGTTCCAAAGTCGATCGACTGGACCGCCCCGAAACGCCCGATGATCGACCCGGCAAAAGAGATCGGCGCTGCCGTCGATGAGATCGAAGCCGGATTGACAAGCCTGCAGCGAAAACAGCGCGAACTTGGATACGACCCCGACGTGATTGCGCGCGAACGGGAGGAAGACGCCAATCGCGGCGGAACCCCAACGGCTCCGGCCAACAGAAACCAGCGCCCCCCAGAGGACGAAACCATCGAAGAGGATGAGGAAGATGAACGGCAATGATTTGATCCTGAACGGTGAAATCGTTCTGGAAGGTTACATCCACGACCATGAGACCTGCGAATGGATGGGGCCTGGGTATTTCTCCAGCCGGATGGTGCGTGATGCGCTTTCGTCCTTCTCTGGCGACGTGACAGTGCGGGTCAACTCCAATGGCGGCGACCCCTTCGAAGGTGAGGCCGCGCGGGCCGCGTTCGAAGCACATACGGGCAAGGTCACTGTTTTGGTCAACGGCATGGCCGCGAGCGCGGCCTCTCTGCTGATCATGGGGGCTGACCAAATCGAAATGTCCGCCGGTTCGTTCATCATGATCCACGATCCGTCGGGTGGATGCTGGGGCACGGCAGAGGCGCACGAGGCAGAGGCGGAGCGGCTTCGCACCCTCGCCAGCACCTATGCCGATGTCTACGCGGCTCGATCGGGGCGGTCGAGCGATGAGGTCAAGGCGATGATGACCGCCGAGACCTACCTGAATGCAGCGAAGGCGGTGGAAACCGGCTTCGCTAATGCCGTTATCGGCAGTCCAAAATCAGACGTGCCAGAGGATGAGGCATTGGCAGCGGTGCAAACCGAAATGGCCCGCCACCATCGCCAGTATCTCATGGCCATGCAGCATTTTCGCGCATTGGGCGGCAAGCCCGGTGCGAAACCACAGGTCAGTATGACCGCTTCACAGGAGGCTCAAGAGATGCCGAAAGATACCAATCAGCAGACCCCCAATCCGACGCCCTCGGTCACGCCGCCTGAAGGTGCCGCGCCGGACACCACCATGACCAGCACGCCCGAAATTGAACAGGCTGTGCAGGCAGAACGCCAGCGTCAGGCCGCTATCCGCACGATGGCAGCACCGTTTCGCGACGCGGGGCAGTTGGCGCAGATGCAGATCGACACTGTCATTGATCAGGGCCTCACGGTGGAAGCCGCAGGGGCACGTTTCATGACCCTTATGGCGGCAACGCCTGATCGCGTTGTGCCGGCCGCACCGATTGGCGCACATCAGGATGAAGCCGAAACCCGCATGGAAGGCATGATCCAAGCGCTGATGTCCGACTATACCGGGCCGGGTGAGCAATTCCGTGGCATGCGGGTTCGTGGCCTCGCAATGGAACTGGGCGGCGGCTCCAGCTTCGATACATTCGCGCAGGTCCAGCGTGGGATGCGCTCCACCACAATGATGGGCGGCGCACATGGTGTTAGCGATTTCGCCTATATCACTACTGAAGTGATGAACCGCAGCCTGATTGCAGCCTATGAGCGGCGCACCGCAAATTGGCAGGTTCTGACCGGCACGCCGATGCAGGCCAGCGATTTCCGCGAGTTGCATGCGGCGCGCTTCGGCGGGGATTTCCAGCTTAAGAAAGTCCGCGAGAACGGCGAATATGAAGAGGCCACCCTTGCAGATGAGGCGGAGGGCCTGAAGGTCGAGCGCCGTGGCCGCACCATCAACCTGACTTTTGAAGCGGTCATGAATGATGACATGGGCGCGTTCAATCGCATTCCCACGGATTTTGCGATGGCCGCGCGGCTCATGGAAGCGTCCATGGTCTGGGCACTGCTGCGCTCCAATGCGGTGCTGAAATCTGACAAAACCGCGCTGTTCCATGCCAAGCACAAGAACATTGCCCCGGCAGGTTCCATTGGTGCTGAGAGCGTCGGCAAAGCCCGCAAGCTGATGTGGGAACAGAAAGCCTTTGGTTCGGCGGATGGCGCTGAGGACTTCCTGATGATCGAGCCTAATCTTCTGATTGTTCCCCCGGCGCTGGAAACAGATGCAGGCAAATTCATCGCTGACGTGACCCCGGCAAAAATGGCTGATGCCAACCCCTGGCGGGCCACGCTAACGCCGGTTGTTGCACCGCATATCGGTTCCGTTGCTCAGGGTGGTTCCGACAAGAATTGGTATGTCGCATCGTCGGATCTGCCGCCGATTACTGTGGCCTATCTGGAAGGGCATCAGGCCCCAACGGTTCGCACCGTTGAAGGGATGAACCCTGACAAAGTGACGATGACAGCGCGTCATATCTTCGGTGCGGCTCCGTCAGAGTTCCGCGGCATCGTGAAGGTTCCCGGTCAGTAAATCGGGCAGTTTTCCTAACATGAACTGATGGGACGAAAGGGCGGCAGGTGCCGCCCTTCGTCGTTTGCAACTCTGACAAAGGAAGGTTTGTCATGAAAAACTACGTAAAGCCCGGTGATCATCTCCCCGTCATTGCTTCGGCAGATGTGAAATCCGGGGGCCTCGTCAAGGTTGGCTCCCTTATCGGTATCGCTCAGCATGATGCCTTGGCTGGTGAAGAGGTCGAAATCGTCCGCAAGGGCTGTTTCACGCTGCCGAAAGTATCGACCCAGGCATGGGCGCAGGGCGCAAAGATCTACTGGATCACCGCCGACGCCAAATGCACAACCACAGCTAGCGGAAACACCTTGATTGGCGCAGCTGTTCTGGACGCGGCGAACCCGTCTGACAGCGGTTTGGTCCTTCTGGACGGCGTGATCCGCTAAAGCCAATGAGCCATTTCTTTGATGGCATGGCCGGATTGCTGAATGATCTGTTTGGTGATCCGGTTCAGATCACACGCGCAAACGGTGATGTAGGCACCATCCAGGGTGTCTTTCGTCGCGATCCGATTGAGGTGGCAGGCGATGATGGATTTCCGGTTCTCATCATGAGCCCAACCCTGAAGGTGCCTCAGACCACCCGCCTTGCGTTTGGCGATTTGGTAGAGCCGTCTATCGCCCCCGGTGCGCGTTTTGTGGTCAAGAGCGGTGAGCCAAGTCCGTCACCATCAGCAGATCGCATGGTGGTCTATGAGCTGGAGCTTGAACCATGACATCCAAGATCGCTGATGTCCTCGCCACTGCGCGCGGGGCGATTTCTGCTGACCCGCGTTTTGCAGGGTTCCAGACGTTCCGCATCTGGGACAAACGCATCAATGAGACATCCCTGCCCGCATTCGGCGTTGGGGTGCCTCGCTGGACAGATGATGAGAAAGATACCCTAACCAGCGGTGAGGCGGTGACCACGATTGTGATCGCGCTGAAGCGATCGGATGGGGATCTCGAAAGTCTGGCATTCGAAGATGCAGCGACGATCAAGGCGCTGTTGTTGTCGGCCCTGGAAGATGAAGCGCATGAGCTGAACTTTCAGGAGGCGACCTATCAGGAGGACACCGCCGGGGAGAAACCCGTTTCCACTCTCTCGATGATGTTCTCTTTCACCTGCTGGCCCGCAACTCTGTAGGCCAGCATATGCCCGCACAGGCGGGAAATCCGACATAGGAGAAGAATGATATGGCAAGCAGCGGAGCAGTTCGCGGCAAGGGGTCATCTGTACGCGTAGGCGTCGGCGATCCTGTCGCATGGACCAAATTGGCCGGGATCGAGACTTTTGATTTTCCAAAGCAAGAGCGCTCGGAACTAGACGTCACACATCTGGACAGCCCTAACGATACCGAGGAAGCCATTCCAGGGATGCGCCCTGTGGCGACGTGGACCGTCGAAATGCACCACGTTGAGGGGAGCGCTTCAGAAGTGTTGTTATCGGGGTTGGAAAATACCGGCGAGCCGATGCAGCTGGAACTGAAGGCTGGCGGCGCTGCGGCCACCCCGAAAGTCTTTGCAGGCTACGTCAAAGGCTACACCCCGAAAGGGATTGGCCCCAAGGGTGTCCAGATGGCTGACCTGAGTATCCTTATTCAAGCCAAGATCGAAGGGTGAAGGGATATGACTGACTATGCAAAAGGTGAGGTGAGTGGCCGCGTGCGTGGTCGCGTCAAAACCCTGTGCCTTGATATGGCAGCACTTGAGCGGTTTGAAGCGTTACAGGGCCAGAAAGCGTTTTCTGCAATCGAAGAAATGCGCGGTGATGATGCCGGGTTTGCGACGCTGCGCCGACTGGTGCAGTCGGCAATGGCCAAGCACCACCCGGACGCCACACTGGCAGAGGCGCAAGCGTTCATTGCCAAGCATGCTGACAAAATCCGCGCAATGCTTCAGCGGGCACTACCGGAGCCTGAGACGGATGAGGATATGGCAGAGTCCGCGCCGGGAAAACCGGCCGGAGCGACGGGGTAGGGGTCTCTTCGCTCCGGCATGATTGGCTTGATGCCGGTCTTGATCCTGATCGGTTCTGGCAGATTACCCCGCGCCTTTATGTTGAAGAGATGCGTTCGGCGGCCCGCCGTCGAGCGCATCAGCAGGCTGCCTTGGCTGAGGCGATGTTTGCCGGATCTCGCATGGACGGCAAAGACCTACAGAAATACTGCGATGACCTGCGCGGTGAAGATCGGACACAGCCGCCTGAAGCTCTGCCCGGTGCAATTGATGCCGCTGCACGGGGTCACCCGGTGATGACCTGGAAAGAATTCCTAGCACAAAGGAACACGTGAAATGTCTCTGGTGGGTCGTCTCAAAGCGACCCTCGGGCTTGATGCCCGTGGGTTCGACAAAGGTCTGAAGTCAAGTGAGAGCCGCGTGAAGCGGTTCGGAAAGGCTATCTCCAAGATAGGGGTTGGCCTTTCTGTTGTTTCTGCTGGTGTGCTGGCGGCAGTGCGCAATCAACTTAATGCCGCTGATGAGCTGTCCAAGAGTGCGCAACGGCTTGGTGTGCCGATTGAAGAGCTTTCTGCGCTCCGCCATGCCGCTGATATGTCCGCAGTCAGTGCATCTGATCTCGACAATGGTTTGCGTCGCCTGTCGCGGAACATGCAGGACGCATCCACGGGTGGCAAAAAGACATCTGCTCTGTTCCGGGAACTCGGCATCAGCGTTTCTGATGCCAATGGCAAGCTGCGTCCAACATCCGAGGTGATGGCAGATGCGGCTGAACGTCTTGGGGCTATGCCGGACGGGGCCAAGAAAACAGCGCTTGCATTTGAGTTGTTCGGGCGCGCGGGCACCAACCTGATCCCAATGCTGAACGGAGGCCGGGAAGGTCTGCAGGGCATGCTGAAAGAGGCCCGCGAATTGGGTCTGGTTGTCGATCAGAAGACTGGCAAGTCTGCCGAGAACTTCAATGATAACCTCTCGCGTCTTTCCAAGACGCTGCGCGGTGTGTTGTTGCAGTCCATGGCGGCGCTGGCGCCCGTATTGGAGCGCATCACAAATGCGGTTGTGAACGCGTCCAAATGGTTCCGTGATCTGTCGCCTTCAGTTCGTCAGGCCCTTGCGGGATTCGTGTCATTCCTGGCTGTCGCAGGACCATTGGCTCTTGCCATCGGTGGGGTCACATTAGCGCTGTCAGCGATCGCGGGACCAGTTGTTGCTGTGGTTGGTGGTTTCGCGGCTCTAGTGGCTGGGGCTTCAGCCTTGGGCGTCAGCCTCAGAACCATTGCCGCTGTCGCGGGTGCTGTTGCCGCAGCCTTCGGGATCAAACTGGTTGTTGCGATTGGGACAAAGTTTGTCGCTTCCGCTGTCGCTGCTACCCGTCAGGCCATTGCTCTGGAAACGGCTCTGGGGGCCAAGTCCCGTGCCGCTGCTGTCGCGGGGGTTGCCGTCAAGAGTTTGTCGCGGGCGCTGATAGCCCTGCGGAGCGCACTTGTCGCCACTGGCATCGGTGCCCTCGTGGTGGCCGCAGGACTGCTGGTAGACCAATTCACGCATTTGGTTCAGCGCTCTGGTGGTCTGGGAACGGCTCTCTCCCTCCTGTGGAATGTCGCGAAAGAGGTATTCAACCGGATCGGCCTTGCGGGCCTGGCGGCTGTGGACCGGCTGCGGGCTGGGTTCTTTGATCTTCAGGCCCGTTCTGTGCGGATCTGGGCAGGTATTATTCGAACCGTCACCAATGCTGCCGAGGCCATTGTCGATTCCGGCATTGGCGCTGCTGAAGCCTTCAAGGCCGCGTTTCAGGGCATCCCCCACGCCCTTGGCGATTTCATGTTTCAGGCCGCAAATTCGGTCATTGATGGCGTCGAGGGGATGATTAATGCGGTGGTGAGCCGCATTAACAAGTTCATATCCGGTCTGAACAGCGCCCTTGCAAAACTGCCGTCATGGGCTGGCGGCGGGTCTCTGTCGGTCGGACTGGTGGGAGAGGTCAACCTCGGGGGTGTCGACAATCCGTTTGCCGGTAAGGCTGCGGGCATGGGTCAGGCGGCGCAGGATGCCTATGACGCTGCACAGGGGACCAGCGACTTTGGCGGTCGGGCGGATCGTCTCGAAGCTGTTGCAGCTGGTATCGACACCAGCGCGGCAGCCGCCCGCGCCGCAAGCGATGTTTTCCTTGATATGGCTACAGCGCCATTGACCAGCATCGATGCGCTGCGCGAGGCGATGCAGGAAACCGAGGGGGATATTGACAGCACGTCGGAGGCCACGACCCGGCTACAGCAGGAGCTGGATAAGCTCGGTAACGGCGGCGGTGGTGCTGGTGGTGCTGGCAAGGGAAAGAGCGGCAAGTCCATCAAGGAAAAGCTCAGTGAGCCGTTCAAGTACCTAAAAGAAAAGGTCAAAGGATTTTCCGATTCACTTGCGGGCGCAATCGTTCAGGGCCAAAGCCTTGGCGATGCCATGCGGGGCGTATTCCAGCGGATGGCGCAGGATCTCATTGCCAGTGGCATTCAGCGGCTGATGATGAACCTGTTCAACTTTGGGGGCGGCGGTGGCAAGATCTTTGGGTCGCTTCTGGGGTCGATCTTTAAAGTTCCCTCCTATGCGTCTGGCACCATGAACCACCCCGGAGGTATCGCGCAGGTCTTTGAGGAAGGTGGCGAGCTGATCAACCTGCCCAGTGGTGCGCGGGTTATCCCCCACGATCTTTCGCGCATGATGGTGACTGCTGCAGGCAAATCGGCGGGGGCCTCGGCGTCCTCTGATCTTTCCAAAGTGCAAACGCAAGAGGTGGTTGTCCGCCTGTCTCAATCCGCCATGCGGCTGAGCGATGACGGCAAGATCGTCGCGGAGATCGGTTTACAGACGGATCAGAAGATTTCACGCGCGGCTGAAAACGCGGATCGCGCTTTGCCGCAGAAGGTCCAGCAGATCAACCATAGTCCAAGGGATCGCTACACATGAGCAATCAACCACCCCTCACGCTGTCGGAGTTCTGGAACAAATTGCGCCTTCGGGCGATCACCTTTGATTTGCCCGATGATCAGACAGGGACAGGCACCGGCAGCGGTGAGGTTCTCAGGGCCAGCCGCCGCGACGTGCTATGGCAGGGCAAGGCGGCTGTAACGCTCAATCGCCATGATGCGCAGGACGAAATTAAAGCGCTCATGGATGAGATCCGCCATGGCGGCGCACGTTTTCTGGTCAGCGACCCAAAGCGCAGAGGGCCGCAGTCTGACAAGCTGGGCACCCTTCAGGGCAACAGTATCGCAACCGTGCATTCCTTCGACCTGGGGGATCGCCGCAAGTTGGTTCTTCGCGGTCTCCCGACAGGATTTGAACTGCGCCCCGGTGATCTGTTGTCGATCGAGTATGGCGCTGATCCCGTCCGGCATTTCCTGGCTCGTATCCAGCGCGGCGGGACTTTCGCAGGCAATACACCAAAGTGCGAGCTTCGGGTTTTGCCGTTCTTGCCGATTGGATTGGAGGTCGGGCAGGTCGTCACGCTGCGCAGTCCTGTCTGCAAAGCCTCTTACGTGCCCGATTCCTACACCCCTATCGAGAGACTGCCGGGATACGACGGCGGCTTTGAATTCAAGTGGAGGCAGACTTACCGATGAGCTGGCCAGTTTCCCAACGCAGGGACCAACACAACCGTGTCTTGATGTGGGTTGAGGCGAAAGAGCATCTGACCGGCGACCCAAAGCCGCTTGGTATTTGGGACGGTCGGGATCATCAGCAGTTTGAGATCGATGGCGAGATCCGCGCGTTCTTCGGTGCCGGGAATATTCAGCAGCTCAAAGCCTTCACCTCTGAGGCGGGTTTGGTGATCCAGAACTATGGCCTGGATCTCGCGGCCTTTTCTCCGGAGGTGCGCGCATTGGTGCGTGCCCGTGATGTGCGCTTCGCGCGTGTTCAGATCTATGTTGTTGTGTTTGATCCGGAGACCGGCGCACAGCTTGGCCTGCACAGAGTGTTCAGCGGCGTCATTGATGGGGCACCTGAGGAAATCGGGGCGGCTGGCGGAGACGCTCTGGTGAAGCTGAATCTGGTCTCCAATGCCCGTTTGTTGACGCGCAAGGCGCCAGTCCTCAAATCTCAGGCCGCACAGTCCAAACGCGAAGACGACAAGTTCTTTCAATATGCGGATGTATCCGGTGCCGTTCCTGTCTTCTGGGGCCGTTGGCGGCACCGGGACTAACTGAAACTCCACAATCTGAAAAATTGAGGCGGGAATGACCCAATCAATTAAGCGCCATAGCCAATGGCGTTCAAATCTTTGCGGCTTTTTGGCTTCGGTCTCTCGGCAGAAATTTCGGCCAGGGTCGCATGATTGCGCCTTGTTTGCTGCCGGTGCTGTGCAGGCAATGACCGGCGCAGATCTCGCCTCAGACTATGCCGGCCGCTATCGCACAGTCGCAGAAGGCATGGCCTTGTTGCGCTCTCAGGGGGTCGTGGATCTCACTGCCTTGGTGATCCGTCATTTTGAAGAAATCCCACCACTCAAAGCCGGTGTCGGGGATCTCGCCTTGGTTCAAGGGGAAGGGGGAGAGGATGCCCTCGGCGTTGTGCAGGGGCCGTCAATATTCGTTCTGCAAAGGAACGGGCTTGGCCGCGTTTCCTTGGAAGCTGGTTTGAAAGGGTTTCGCGTATGAAAAACCTGTTTCTTGCGGCCTTGGTGTATTTGCTGGCGTCGTCAGGGCCTGCTGACGCCGCGCCAGTAATCGCCGCCTTCCAGGCCGTCGCCGCTTTTGTGGGCACGCTTGGTGTTGTTGGTTCGGCGTTGCTGCAACTCGCGATCGGCTCGGCCATGAGCATGATTGCCAAGTCCAAAATGCGCAAAGCGCAGGGGCAAAACTCTGGCATTCAGACAGAGGTGACCCTAACCGGCGGCACCAACTCTGAAAGCTTTATTCTCGGCTACTACGGCACTGCCGGCACATGGGTTTGCCCGCCTCTTTCGCGCGGTGACCGCCTCAAGGTGCTGACCTATGTGATCGATCTGGCTGGCATGCCCGGACACTCGCTGGAAGATGTGTTTGTCAATGGTGAGAAACTGAAGCTGGACGGCAAAATCAAGCATGGCAAAACCGTCGCCTCCAAACCGGACAGCTTCAAAGGGCTGGTGACCGTCACCTATTTTGACGGATCGCAAACCAAAGCCCCCGTCATGATGCAGCGGAACTATGGCACCGATCCCGACTTTCCGTGGACCGCTGAAATGGTCGGTCGTGGGCGCTGTTATGTGATCGTTGAATTCACGCACGACGCTAAGGTCTTCTCTGGCCTCCCCCGAATGCGCTTCGGTCTGCGCGGCTTGCCGCTTCTCGACCCCCGCGTCGGCGAGGTGGTGCAGTCTGATAATCTCGCGCTGTTGGCATATTCCGTCCTTCGTGGGTTTGAATTTCCCGATGGCACCCGCTGGGGCGGCGAGGCCCGTCTTGCAGACCTCCCGCTGTCGGTTTGGGCCGCTGCCATGAATGAGGCCGATCGTCTGATCGCCACCAAAGATGAAAATGAGGAACCGCAGTTCCGTGGCGGTTTTGAAATCAAGATCGCTGAGACAGAACCGGCTGAGGTTCTGGAGCGGTTCATGGACGCCTGCACCGGCGACCTCGCTGAAGAGGGGGGCACATGGTACGTGCGCATGGGCGCGCCACAGGTGCCTTCTGCGTTCCTGACGGATGATGATCTGATTGTTGATGCGCCGATGTCTCTGACGCCGTTTGCGGGCTTGGCAGACAGCATGAACAGTCTGACGCTGAAGTATCCGAACCCGGCCATTGCGTGGGAAGTCAGTGAGGCGGAACGTATCTTGCGCCCTGAGCTGGAGGCGCAGCACGAGGGACGGCGGCTGTCAGAGGATCTGTCCTTGTCGGCGTGTCCTTTCCCGCTTCAGGTGCAGCGGGTGGGGAAAGCCTATATTGAGGATGCGCAGCGCGATGTGCTGCACAGCTTCACACTCCCCCCAGATTTCGCGCATCTCCCGCCTTTGTCGGTGGTTTCGTGGACCTCTGAGCACAACCAATATGACGGCAAGCATTTCTCGATCGAGAAAAAGGTAATCCACCCGCACGATCTGTTGGCCTCGGTTGAGGTGCGCGAGGTCGACCCGGCTGACCACAGTTGGTCAACCGATGATGAATTGCCAGTGCCGGATGGGGTGACCCAGCTGACGCCGCCGGTGTTGTTCATCCTGAATGGCGTTCGGGTTGCCCCCGTCGATATCTTGGATAGTGACGGCAACCCGCGCCGGGCTGCGATCGAGGTTTCGCAGATCCCCATTGTCGAGGGGATCGAATGGCGGGTGTTCGACTTCGCGGGCACCCGCATTGCTGACGGCGTTGCCATGGATGTTGGCGACACCTTTCTGATCACTCAGGGCATCCTGCCGGGGCACACCTACTTTGTCAGTCTGCGGGTTGCTGATGAGGTCAATGTCGATTGGTCGGCCTGGTATGAGGTCAACACCAATGATGTTCGGCTCGGGCCGGACGATCTGTCAGAGGAGGTGTGGCAGTACGTGGATGGCGTTGCCGTCTCAGCGCTGAACGACTTCAATGGCAGCATGACCTACGCGCTGGAAAAGTTGGCGCAGGTGGATCTGGAAAACCGGGTTTCCGGTTTCTTGGAAGCAGCCCGAATTGAGGGGGAGGTGACTGAGAAGACAGAGGCGCTTTCGTCGGAGATGGATGGGGTCCGCGCTGATCTGGTGCAGAACTACATTACGGCGGCAATGCAGGATTCCGCACTTGCAGTCCTGCGGACGTCTTTGACCGCCGAAATTGATGGCGTCTCCGCCTCTCTGTCGACCAGCTACTACACGATCTCGCAGGTCAATTCTGCGATCTCGGCAGCGCGTACATCTCTGCGAAGTGAAATCGCGGGGGTCTCCGCCACGCTGAACGCTGACTATTACACCATCGCTCAGACCAACTCGGCCATTTCGGCGGCGACAACCTCGGTCACCAGCACCCTTGGTAGCCTCACTGCGACCGTTAATCAGGTGCAATCCTCGGTCGATGGGGTCAAAGGCACATACGGGGTTCAGGTCAACAACAACGGCGTCGTGACCGGCTTTGGTCTGGTGTCGGAGTTGATCAACGGATCTGTCTCCACCACCTTCACGGTGCAGGCAGACCGCTTTGTCGTGGCCAGCAGCTCAGGCGGGGGCGCTCTGTCGCCTTTCCTGATTTCAGGCGGCAAGGTCTACATCCGTGATGCGGTAATCCGAAACGCGTCTATCTCCAGCGCAAAGATCAAGGCCCTCGCCGTTGACACGCTGCACATCAAGGGCAAGGCGGTTGACACCCGGCAGATCGCAGAAAACGCCGCCACCACCTTTTACGAGGCTACGGGCGGCACCGGCTACAAGCGGATCCAGATCAGGAACACCCATGATGAGCCAATCACGCTGATCATCCAGGTGCTTTATGATTGTCAGGATGACGGGGGTTCGGCTGCGTTATTTGCGGGCGTGAAGATCTACAAAGAGCAAACCGCCGGCGGGAAAAATAACCTTCTGTCCTCTGTTGGTGACGGCAGCACCGGCGGCGGTGAGGTCGCTGCCGCCGATGGCACCGAAGTCGTCACAACAACCATCAATCCTGGCATCACCCGGTACATCGCAGCCTATCCAGAAGGGCGGGTGGTCCGGCGGTGTGACATGATCATTTTGCAGAGGCAGAGATGAGCGAGAACCGCCACAAAAAGCCCAGGCGCTTTGCGATCTACTGCAAAGACACCGGCGAAATCAGGCAGATCACTGTCTGCCCCGCTGAAGCTATCGGGGGGCAGCTGGAGCCGGGGGAGAAAACCCTTGCTCTGGATCTCGCCGGTGAAGCCGAATTGACCTCTCTTCGGGATCTTTCACGGGTGCGTGTGGATCAGGGCCGGTTGGTGCCTTTCACACCGCCAGTGGATCTGGCCGCTGAAATGGCCGCGATCCGGCGGCGGCGCGACAAGCTGTTGGCCGGAACCGACTGGACGCAGATGCCCGACGTTCCGATTGACTTGCGGGTCTGGGGATCACGTCGGGCATATCGGCGTGCCTGGCGCAAATACCGCAAGGCGCTGCGCGATCTGACAGACACCATCACCGACGTCGGAAACGTCACATGGCCGCAACCTCCCGAGAAAGGACAATAGCATGACGTGGTATCGCACGGGCTCGGTCGAAATCACCCAAGGCAACAACACCATTCAGGGCACCGGCACCAATTGGATCGAACAGAAATCCGGTTGGGCGATGGTGATCGAGGGCGTGCCCGGATTGGTCGAGATTGACGCAGTGGTCAGCGCGACTGAACTGCGCCTTGTCAACCCGATCGAGGGTCAAGGCAGCGGATTGGGCTATGCCATTATCCCGACGCAGGGCCTCAGTATCCGACTGATTGGATACTTTGACCGGTTGATTGAAGAGCTGAACGCAACGCGGGCGACATGGAAAACGGTGTTTTCCACCTTCAGCGCCACTGCATATCAGCTCTGGCTTGATCAGGGCAACGCTGGGACGGTGGATGACTTCTTGCAGGCCATACGCGGCGAGCAAGGCATTCAGGGGCCTCAGGGCGTTCAAGGCGAGCGCGGCATCCAAGGTGAGCAAGGGGTGCAGGGGGAGCGTGGTGAGCAGGGTATCCGGGGCGAACAGGGTATCCAAGGTGAGCAAGGCGAACAGGGTGTTCAGGGTGATAAAGGCGAAACCGGCGCCGGTCTGAACATCAAAGGCACGCTGGCCGATGTTGCGGCTCTGCCCGGATCGGGCACAGCTGGCGATGCCTGGTCTGTGCAGGGCGATATCTTTGTCTGGGACGATATCAACGCCGAGTGGGACAACGCAGGCCCCCTGCGCGGCCCTGAGGGGCCAGTGGGACAACAGGGTATTCAAGGCCCTCGTGGCCCGCAGGGCGAGGTGGGGCCGGTTGGTCCAGATGGTCCGCAAGGTGTGCAGGGCATCCAAGGGGTGCAGGGCGACAAGGGCGATACAGGTCTCACCGGGCCAAGCGTCTTTGAGGTCTGGCGGCAGTCCCGTGGTGGTGTCGGCACCTTGGAGGACTACCACGACTTTCTGTCTGATCAGACCGTCTCACTGGCGCGCGCGCAGGCCGACGCTGCCAGCGCCGACCGCGCTGCCGCTGAGACTGCCCGCATCGCGTCTGAAGCCGCAGAGGCCGAGGCACAAGCCGCCGCCGCCTCTGCAACTCAATCGGCGCAAGTCCTCTCTGACAACGCTGAAATCGTGCGCCTGCTGCAACAGCACCGGGTGCGCGCCCTCTTGAATTTGGACATCTAAAGGAGACCTGAAATGTCACTTGAACTGGTCGCACAGGCCCTCAACAGCAAGATCCAAGCGGCGGCAGACGGTGCCGGTCCGGAGGATCTTGCAATGCTGGCAACGGCTCTGGACCGCATCGGTGGCCGGGTCACCATCGCCGAAGTCATGGCGGCAGGTGCAGAGGCCAAGGTGCAGCTTTCGCAAGCGCAGGCCGAGGCCATTGCCGCAATCGTCGCTGTGAAAGACGACGTCCGCCAAGCGGCTTTGGAGTTCCAAAATACCGCTCTCAAATCCACCCAGTTTTTCAGCCTGTTTGTGGCCTCTCAGTAAAGGAAGGAAATCCCTATGCCATTTGCAAAAACCACTCTTGATGGGGTCAACACCCCCGAAATCATCGCGGCCCCGGCAGGCAAGCTGCTGAACTTGAACGTCTCGGCTGTGAACACCTCGCAAGATCGCGCCGTCGTCAAATTCTACATCCACGCGGCAAATGTCGCGCCGACCGACGCTGATATCTTCGACATGGCGACCCTGGACAAAGGGGCGCTGTTGGAGCGCAGCGGTGTGATCCTGCCCGAAAATATGGCCGTGTCCGTCTTCAGCGACACAGCCGCCATCAACGCATTCGCCTGGGGCCTTGAGGCTCTGGCGTAACCCAAAATCTTAGGAGAACGAACATTGGGACGTATTATTACAGGGGCGCAAAGCGCCCGCACGGGTCGCTTTAATGAAATCGCGATCTTCAACAAGGCCGGTGTATTTGACTGGATCGTGCCTGAAAACATTGACCCCGGCGTGCCAATCCGCGCGCATGTCTATGGGGCCGGTGGTGCTGGCGGTAGTGCTGGTGGCACAGGCAATGGATACGGCGGCGCAGCTGGTGGTCTTGCCTTGTCCGAGATCCCGCTCTCCGCTCTGACGATTGGCGCGGCTGTCTCGTTGACGATCGGCCTCGGCGCACAGACTTCGACTGGTATTGGTGGCACATCGTCCTTCGGGGCATTGCTGTCCGCGACCGGTGGAAACTCCGGCAATAATGACACGGACAATCTTGGCCTTGCCGCCTTCTCTGCAGGTGGTATGGGCGTTGGTGGTGATATCAACCGGCGTGGCGGCTCCGGCGGGGAAGGCGCTCTGTCGCAGTCGTCGGGCGGCGGTGGTGGCGGTGGCAGCGCGCCTGCACCGGGCGGCTCTTTAGACGGCTACAAGGGCGGAGACGGCGTCAACTATAGCGGCGGATCGGGCGCATCCATCCTCTATGCTGGTGCTAAGCCTGAAACCTCGTATTGCTCTGCTGGCGGATCTGGCACCGCTGGACCCGGCTGTTCAGGCACCCCCGCCACCACCGGGTATTCGCATGGCGGCAACGGCGGCAGTGGATTGCTGGGCGCTGGCGGCGTTGGCGCGGCAGCTGTTGCCTATAGCAATGCGTCACAGGCTACCACTCGGGCGGGCAACGGTCAGGGCACTGCAATTCTTGAACCTAATCAGATCCTCTTTGGCGGTGGCGGCGGTGGTGGGTCTGCCGCCTGCGACTATTCATCATCCCGCGCCAGCACAAACGCGGGCAATGGCGGGCCGGGGGCCGGTGGCGGTAGCGCTGCTGCATTCGGCAGCAATGCTGGCGATGCACAGGTAGTGGCGGGCAACGGTGGTTTGCTGGGCGGCGGCGGTGGCGGCGCTCAATACTGCATTCCCGGCCACGGCGGTAACGCCGGGGGCGGTGGCGCAACCGGATACAACTATGGCTCAGATCAGGGCTACGGTTGGGGCGGCGACGGCCTGATCATCCTGCAATTCGCACTCATTCACTAAGGAGGCTCTTATGCCCTATGCAAAAATCGCCAATGGCACGGTTGTTCAGGTGCTGGACCATCTGGACGGCGTTATTCACCCCGCCCTGCATGGTGGCTACACCGAGGTGATCAGCAGCGTGAAAGAGGGGATGACGACACAGGACGGTCAGTCATTCGCTTGGCCCGAAACCGCCGCCCCTGATCCGGTTGAGCCGGTCGCACCGCGCGTCCTGCCAAAACTGGTGTTTTTTCAGCGCCTCACGACTGCTGAGCGCGTCGGCATTCGCACCGCAGGTAAGACCGATCCGGTGGTTGAAGACTGGCTTGCCATGTTGGATCTGATCGAAAACGTGCATCTCGATGCAGAGGACGTCACCGCCAGCCTGGGCTATTTCGTCAATAACGGGCTGATCGACGCCAATCGCGTGCCTGAAATCCTCGCCTGACACCGGGCGTTGTTCTAACGCCGCCCCACTTTTCCTGAAAATCTGACACCGCACGCGCTGGCCCTCTTGGACCCGCGCCAAAACTGCTGCGCGCCAACAGGCGCGCGGCATCTGCCTGCACGGCACATCCCCTCAAAAAACAATGAAGGATAGCTGCAATGACAATTGCAATCATCGTGTTCGTCCTGGCCCAATTGGGCGATGTCATCACCACCAAACGCGCGCTTGCCCAGCCCGGTAAGCGAGAAGCCAATCCTTTCATGCGGGTTCTGTTCGACCGTCTGGGCGTCAATGGTGGCCTGACGGTCAAAGCGCTGGTCGCCTCAGCCCTGGTCTATTGGCTGTGGTCTGAGGGCGCGGCGCTTCCCATTTGGGCTGTTGCGGTCATGACGGGCGCGGTTGCGCTGCACAATCACCGTTTGATGCAGAAAGGATGAACAATTGTCTGTTCATCGTTTCGCAAAGCAGGCTCTGCCCCGGTTTCTGAAGAACCCTCGCATTCGGCAAGATCTCTATCACGCTTCCGTCCCGATGGTTCTGGCCGTGGCCATGGCCCCCAGCAGTCTCGCAGGTAGCGCAGTCTTCCTGCTGGTCTGGGTGCTTATTCGGTGGAGCGGCCATGGCTGAGTTGCACCAGAAATTCAATTGGATACGGGCGGTTTCGATTGTCTCGATCATCGCTCTTTTCATCGCAGATTTCGCTTTCAACATCATGGCCAAAGATCCGCCGCTTTGGGCCTATCTGGTTCCCGGCCTCTTGGCGCTGGGGGTTGAGGCAAACGCGGTTGGCCGGTTGCTGATGCAGCTGGTTCGTGCCGCCGCGAGAGTTCCACAGGAGGACAAAGATCCATGAAACTCACCACCCGTGATATTCAGGCCCGCTGCGCCGCTCTGGGTTTTCACCCTGGGCCGATAGACGGACGCAGGGGGCCGCGCACCTCAGCGGCCATTCGGGCCGCTCTTGAGGCGCACAATGGCAGCACGGCCACTGATCTTTTCCACAAGAGCGGTTTGCACCGGGTGCATATGCACTGGACCGGCGGAGCCAAAGGCGTCATCGAAATGGAGCGCCGCGCCTATAACTCGCTGGTCACGCACGATGGGCAGCGGGTGCAGGGCGTGTTTCCGCCTGAGGCGCAGGCAACCTATGCTGTCGGTCGCGCGGCATCCCATACCCGCATGTTTAACCCCGGTGCGCTCGGTCATGCAATGGACGCCATGACGGGGGCAAACGAGCGTCCCTTTGATCGTGGATCCGCGCCGATCACACCGCGCCAGCTTGATACGTTCTGCCGGTGGGCTGCGGAATACAGTGTCCAGTATTGGATTCCGGTCAATGTCTACGGCATGCCGACCCATGCCGAGATCCAGCCGATATTTGGTGTGCGCCAGCGCTGGAAATGGGACATCACCTGGTTGCCCGGAATGTCCGCCCCCGGTGATCCCTTGGTGGTTGGCGAGCGCCTGCGCGATATGATCCGCGAGCGCCTGTCAGACGTGCGAGCTGCCGCATGATGCGGTGGGTCGCGATCGGGGCGCTCTGTCTGGCCGTGATGCTTGCTTGCGTGTCCTCATACCTGGTCTGGCGCAACGGGCACCTGCGCGAGGATCTGGACGCAGCCACACGCCGCCTACGGGTGGCGGAGCGGCAGGTTGAGGACGCGCAGCAAACCGCTGATGTGCTGGACGCTCATATCAAACGGATGCAGGAGGATCGCCGCGCGTATGATGCGGATCTGTACCGCCTGCGAGAGCAGGAGGGGTATAATGCGCCATTGTCTGATTTTCTCGGTGATGCTTTTGACCGGCTGTAGCTGGCTGGTGCCAGTTTCTGAGCCGGTATATGTTGAGCGCCCCATCCCGGATGAGCTGACCACGCCTTGCGCTGAGCCGGTGAAGGGGCAGCGCATCGAGGGTGGCTTTGCGGAGCTGGCCCTAGGCTGGCGTTACACCGCGCGATGCAACGCGGGGAAGCTGGAAGATATCGCGGAGCTGACAGGGCCGCGCTGAATGAAGAAAGCCCCGCCAAGTGGCGGGGCTTTCTTGTCTACTCACTGACGCTTAGGGCCTTTAGTGCGAGGCGGGCGCTGTAGCGGGCGTTTGGGGTCAGCTGCCTTTGCCATGCGCCTTGGCTGGGTGCCCATCGGAATCCATGCGCCTTCATGATTGCGCGAGCCTCTGCGCTTGGCTTGCCCTCAAAGACAAACTGAAGGCGGTTTACTTCAGCATTTTCGACCACCTCGCAAACCCCCTGATAGGACTGTCGGACGGTCTCTTGATTTTGCGCTTTTTCCAGTTTGGCAATCCGCATTTTCAAGCGTTTAATCTCGGCATTGTTGTTGCTCAACTGGTAGGGTGCGAAACCGACCGGCCCCGAATTTCCCCATTGCGGTTGGATCAATTCGCGGGCGATGGCCCTGCCATAGTCACTGCAAACAACCGTCAGCGCTGCAGCGTATGCGTCGAAATCGGCGCCCTGCGTTTCATGGGTTACGCCCTTTTTTGCCCAAGATTTAATGACGCGGTTTGCTGCCTTCATATTCGCCTGTTTTTCTTCCAGCCGGTCCAGCTTTTCGGACAGCTTTCTGATCGCGTCGGGGTCGTCGCTGGAGATCCCGCCAAGTCCCACAGAGGCCGCTTTGGCGCGCAGATCCTTGGCGCGGTTACCTTCGTCAATGCTCTTTCGCATTGCGCTATCTGCGCGGGCGATGGCGCGACGGTGCCGCCCCTCGCTGTGGTGCCCGATCAGGATTGGTTGACCAAGTGGGATTCCTGAAACTTCCTCGCGCAGATCTGCGCGCTGGTAGTGGCTATCTGCGCGGGCCTTTGCCCGATCCGCCGCGGCTTCCAGGCGCTCGCGGCGGGCCTGTTGTTTTTTCTCATAGCTATTCATGGTTTCATCCTTTTGTTGGGTGGGAACTCAATCCCTGTCGATGTATTTAGAATAGGTACTACAGCACCCATTGGCAAGCAAAAAGTGTACTACAGTACCCATATTTTTGCCCGTGGTGTAGATGCTTATTCGTCCGAAATTTCCAACCCCTTTTCTGCCATCAGCGCGCGCAAACGACGTGTGGCGTCAACGCTGAGAGCGCGGGCTGCGTTTGTCTTTGGCTGGATTTCGCCCCTTTCAACGCCGACCATATAGCGGCGGCGTGTATCAGGGTTGCCCCCAATCCCGACTGCCGCTGCAAAATCAGCCTGAGACATACCGAGGTCTTCCCTGGCCGCGCGAACCTGCTCTTTGGTCAAAAGCGGCGTTGGCTCTTTCCAGCGTGCAAGGTGCGCTTTGGCCTCGCTGATGGTTTCAAACCACCCTGAGGGCATGGGCAGAGTTTGCAGCCACTCGCGGGCCTGTTCTTCAGTCTGAAGGGTCGGGGCCTCTTTCAGCCCGTCCAGAGCCTTGACCAAATCGGCGGCGGTTGCTTCCTGAATAATGGCGGGGATTGTTCCGCCATTGGAAAATGCGATTGCGATAGGCATTTGTTTGTTCCTTGTGCGTTCGGGGGGAGAGTGGTGGGGCGGCTGGTGCCGCCCCTGTCCCTTATTCGATGATCTTGGCTTCACCGCCGACAGAGAGGAAAACCGCCTCTTGATCGGTGGCGTCCAGAATGTCCTGCGCCAGCTTTTCCAGTTCAGCCATGGCGCTGTCTTTGTCGGTGGTCGCGCTCACCAGAACCTTTACCGCATCCTCAAACAGGCGACCTTCGTCATTGATCCAGTAGCCTTTGGCGTCGGTGACAGTCGCGCCGCCATAGAGCTTGCACATCTGGGCGATGTTGCGCTCGATGATGGCCGAGTTGTCCGAGCCGTCGTTATCCAGAGTGGGGATGATCAGTTCTACTTTCATCGACTTTCCTCCTTTTTGTTTGGGCGGGAACTCAATCCCTGTCGATGTATTTAGAATAGGTGCTACAGTACCCATTGGCAAGCAAAAAGTGTATTACAGCACCTATTTTTTTTAGCGGGGGTTTCCCCCCGCATTTCGCTTATGCGTACCAGCTGCTGTATTTCTCTTTGCCATCCCAAATCCAAGCGGTGGCCACGCTGTCAATGCGGATGCTGGGGCGGCTGCCGGACATATCCACCTTTCGGCGGAACGTCTCCCCGATCTTGTTCTCTGGGTTCGGGACGCTATTGCCGGACATGAAGCCTTCCTCACCACGGGCCAGAGGCGCGGCGATCCGCTGCAAATCCACATAGCATTTGGAGGGAACACCGATCACTTCATAATATTCAACGTTGGTTTGATCGTAGCCCCAGCTGGTATAAAGGATCAGGCCCTTTTCCAGATTGTGCGGCTTGTTGCGATCTGCGCGGCGCTTGGCCTTGTCCTCTTCTGCGGCTGTGATGTTGGCAATGATATTTGTGACATAGTTTTCGCGAAATTCGACGCTGCGAAAACTGTAGCACTTCGCCTTTGTGCTTTTGCCCTTGTAGTACCGGACGCATGGATTGCCCTTCGCATTTTCGTAGAGATAGAAGGTCGCGCCTCCGCTTTTCATAGCGATCTTGCGGGCGTTGTCGGGGCGAATTTGCGAAATCAGTGTCATCGATCATCTTCCTTTTGCTGGGCGGGAACTCAATCCCTGTCGATATATTTAGAATAGGTGCTACAGCACCCAATGGCAAGCAAAAAGTGTACTACAGTACCTATTTTTTCAGACGCATTGTTCTTTATTTGTTCTCTTAGTATCGTGCGCTTCATGCCCGCATCTACACCACCAGTCAGAGCGCACCCCGCAAAGCCGTTCCGCAATCTCCGCGATGCTGCCCGTGATGGTCAGCTGGTGGTTCTGCGCTGCACGCTCTGCCGTCGCTGTGTTCACTATCTCGCCAAAGATTTGGCTGAGGTAGTAGGCGATAAGCACCCGGTCCACATCCCGCCATTCCCTTGCTCAAAATGCCGTACAGCGGAACACATGGCGATCACGTGCCGCTCTCCGCATCCCGGCGATCTCGGCCAGATTATGGTTCGTCGTCCCGCTGGTTGGAAACGGATTTGGAAAACCGAACCTTTGGGCGATGTGTAGCGATATTTAACATAACCGTGGTTACTGTGCCTTTTGCATCAGCAGCTTCCAGCCGTCGTTTTCCCGATCGATGCGTTGCAAGAGGTCTCGCAGATACGCGCCTGGGACGTTGATCCGTTCTATTCTCTGCAAGATGTACCCTAGCAGCATGAATGCAACGGCTGGCCCTTTGGCTTTCGCTGCTGCCCAGGTCGATCCTAGGTGCAGTTCAGAGGCGATCTGATCCATTCTATCGTGGCAATCCCCTGTCGATCGGGCTGTGCGGATCTCGGCGCATAGCCTTGGGAAGGTTTCCTCAATCTCGCTATCTTTTACAGACGGAATAGATTTAGTCTCTTTGTGCCCCTCAAAAGGCGTGTCGCTGTCCCTCAAAATGCTGGTCAGCTCTTTATAGAGGGTGTTCAGGGTTTCCTCATCCGCGCGACGGCGGAGGATGTTTCGTGCGCGCTGTAGCAGCCCTTCAGAGCCGCTGAGGCGGGCCAAGAGCAGTTTGCAGCGGTCGCGGATCACATCAAGTCGCAACAGGCGCTCTGCGTGATCCTTGGCGATCTGCACCAGCTCCGCGTATTTCTCGAACAGGGGCGCCAGTGAGAGGCCGGAAACGGTGACCACCCTGCCCTGCCCGTCGCGCCTCGCCCAGCGTTTGCCGTTCATCGTGGTTGAGCGCTTGATCAGACCTGCGTTGACCAGGATTGAAACGTGACGCTCGATCGTGGGAACGCTGACATGTGCCCGCGCTGCCAGCGTCTGGTTTGACGCAAAGCAGATATGTTGGTCCGGTGGCCCGCCCAGGCTATCGCCCGGAATCAGGGCAATCATCGACCGCAACAGGTTGAGAGATGTCGCCTTCAGCCCGAGCGGTTCGCGGGCGTCCTCAGCTGCGCGCAGCAGCTTCCATTTGCTAAATTGTGTCATGTGTAAATTTGACAAAGATCTGCCGTTCACCCACGGGCGTTTTTGTATTGTGCGATTTAAGGGGGGCTGCTACGGTCCTAGGTGCTTAATCGTGGACAGCAGCACTTTTCGTGTTGTTCTATTCCCCCCTCATCAGCTCCGCTGGTGAGGGT